GGCCAGCTCGACGTGACCGTCGTGAGCCACGAGACGGGCGACGACCACATCGACATCCTCGGCGCCACCGCCGACGGGATCCAGCGCATCCCCGAGTACGACAGCGACAACGACGACGACACGACCCGCTGGGGCACGCCGCACCGCAACGTGTGGTGGATCGAGGCGAGCTACCAGAACGGCCTGCCGGGGCGCGTGAGCGTCAGCGCCTACTTCAACAGCGTCGAGGAGCGCGACGCGGCCGTCGCCCGCTACCCCAAGAGCCTCAACGTCCGGGCCACCTCGCTCCACTCGGACACGATCATCCCGTGCGCGACCCTGCACGTGGGCCTCTGGTCGGACAAGGTCAACGGCGGGCGCAACGAGACCGGCATCGCCCGGTTCCGCCGGTTCCTCGCCCTGACCCCTCGCGACGAGATCGGCTGGGCGGCTGTCTACGGCAACGCGTTCCCGAACCTCGCATCCCTCCTCGCGGTCATCGACTGACCACCCGGGCCGCCCCGGCCCTCTGCCTCCACCGGAGCCAGAGGAGCGTGGCACCCAGCCAACGCAGCAGGAACCAAGGAGTCCGCCATGAACAAGCTCCGCGTCCGGATCGTCCTCATCGTCGACGTCGACCGCGACGAGTACGAGATGAACTACGGCACCGCGTCGGCGGCCGAGGTGCGCGAGGAAGCCGACGAGCGCGCCCGAGGGGCGCTGGTCGAGTCCTACGCCCGCAGCGGGCTGCCTGCCACGGCAGTGCGGGTCCGGGTCGCCGAGAAGGCGCGCTGACCGATGCCAACCCTCCGCAAGGGCGACCGCGTCGTCCTGCTCGTCCAGATGCACATCGGGGCAGGCCAGTACGCCGAGCCCGGGACCACCGGCACCGTCATCACCGGCGGCCGCTACGCGGCACAGGTCGCGCTCGACGGCCTGCGCGACCCCTACTTCAACCGGGCCGCCCAGATCGCCGTGCCGCCCAACGGCGGGACGCTGGTCCAGATCCAAACCAGCACCACAAGGTAGAGGCCATGTGACCCCCACGACTGCCATCGGCCCTCACGGTCGGCAGGCAGTCACGGGTGCCATCCGGCAACCCAGAGCAGGAACCAAGGAGTCCGCACCATGACCCGCAAGGATTACGAGCTACTCGAACAGGTCTTCGCGACCACGAAGCCCACGCCCGAGCAATTCCCCGACGAAGCCCGGTGGCGCGTCCTGTACTCCCAGTGGGAGATGGACATCCGCACGCTGTGCGACGCGCTGGGCGCCGCCAACCCGCGGTTCGACCGCGGCCGGTTTCAGTACGCCGCGACCGGCGCGATCTACATCGACCTGCCCCGGTTCGACACCGACGGCAGCCTCAAGCCCCGGAAGGATCCGCGCTCATGAACCTCACCTTCACCGTCGATGGCGTCGCCTACGTCATCACCGTCATGCAGGAGCCCGAGGTCGCGAACGACCCGACCCTGCTCCTGTTCCGGGGCGACGACGAGGAGCCCCTCGTCACGCTCCACCTCAACCCTGACGCCCAGTGCGAGAACGTCGACGAGCCGATGCACGGCGTCGCGCGACCGGAGGATCCCCGCTGATGCACTTCAACGTGAAGCTGTCCGGCCTGCCATCAGGCCGCGAGCCCCAGAAGAACCTCCTCGTCATCGCCGACGAGGAGTCGCCTGTCATCCGGTTCCACATCGCGAACGAGGCAGGCACCAGCCTCGCCTCCATCGCGCTCGACGACGACCAGATCCTGCTGCTTGGCACGTGGCTGATCAACATCTCGTCGGGCGGCGACCGCTCCGACCCAACCCTCACCCAGACGCTTGAGTCGGGTCGCTTCACCGCGACCCGCGAATGCGAGGACGACTGCGGCATCGACCCCGAGACCGACGACTGGTCGGACGCCCACTACTGCGGCGAGTGCGGCATGAACCACGCGTTCCCCGGCCAGCACCCCCGCCGGAAGACCGTCGAGGGCTGCCCGATGTGCGAGCAGATCGGCACGGGCTTCGGCCCGAGCCATGACGCCAGCCCGCGGTGCGAGAGCGGCAAGCGCGCGCACTGCACCTGCGCCACGTGCTTCTGATGGCGCGCCGATCATCACTGCCGGCGCGGGTACCGCTCGCGCAGGCTGGTCCCGACTACCCGTTCGCGTTCCGCGGTCAGGCCTACCTCCACATCGCGGACACGTGGGCTGACGGCGCCACCAAGCCCCGGGAATGGTCACAGGCTGAGCTGGAGGCCTCATGGGCTGCCCAGCACGAAGCAGCAGCCGAGATGCAGCGCAAGCGCGAGGCCCGCGAGGCCGAGGCCGAAGCTGCCAAGCAGAAGGTGCTCGACGCCAAGGAAGCCGGTCACAAGGCCGACACCGAGGCGAAGCGCCGCCACGACGAGGCGATCCAGTACGTGTCCGGCTACACCGGCACGTGGGGCCTCCCGCTCGACATCAAGGCAAGCCAAGCGTGGGGCACGAAGTGGCTGAAGCTCACCGAGCGACAAGTCGACGCCCTGCTCACCGGCAAGGCGCGAGACCTCGCGCGAGTGGAAGAGCAGGCCCTCGCCCGCGAGCTGTTCGCGGACGAGGAGTACCTGCGCCATACCCTGCCCCGCCCTGCCGCGCCGAACCCGACGCGACCTGACCGGACCACGCCAAGCCTAGCCATGCCAAACCCGACCGTGGAGCCGGGAGGGTACACGACCAAGGAGGCCCACAGTGCGCGACCCGCGACGCCAGAAGCTCCTCGACTGGCGCCACAACGACCGGCCCCAGCGCCCGTGGGCCGCGTCGAGGACGGCATCTACCGGACTGCCGACGGAGTCATCTGGAAGGTCCAGACCAGCCAGACCAGCGGCCACCCCTACGCCAAGCGGCTCCACGTCGACGAGCCCGGACGCCCCGGGACGTTCGTCTTCACGCCCGGTGCCGTCAACCGGCTCCGCCCTGATCAGCGCCTGACCCTCGAAGACGCGAAGGCGTTCGGGGATCTCTACGGCATGTGCTGCGTCTGCGGCCGTGTCCTGACCGACGAGAAGAGCATCGCAGCGGGCATCGGCCCGATCTGTGCAGGAAGGATCTGATGCCCTACGAGACGAAGACGCACGGCCAGTGGCGGCACGATCCGCCGCTGGTCTTCGAGCATCCCGTCACGCGCACCAAGCCAGCCGGTGACGGCCTGAACCGCAAGTGCGCCGACTGCGGCGAACGCGTCGCCCTGTTCACCGTCACCACCACGAAGCTCAAGGAGGCGCGCTGATGCGCTACTACGTCGAGGGGTCGCCCACGGGCCCCGAGTCGTTCGCCAAGGAGGACGAGGCTCGCGAGTGGGCGCAGGTGGCGGCCGACCGCTTCCGCGTCCGCACCGAGGTGTACACGTCCGACACCCACGAGCCGCTCCGCGGCAACGGCCACTACGGCTCGCCAACAGGCGCACCGTTCGCCACCTTCATGCCCCGGCCCAAGCAGCCGACCGAGATGCACCCCGAGCCCGGGGACGTGATCGCCTGCGTTCTCGCCGGGGACGACGAGGTCACCGACGAGAACGTCGCCACCGCCGACCAGATCCTCGAAGCCCTCCGGGCCTCGGGCTTCACCGTCACCGAAACAGGAGACCCCGTCATCGACCTCAACGACCCACAGGTCCGAGCGGACATCATCGAGGCCCTCGACCGGGCGGGCGAGGATCTCGCCTATGCCCGCGACGGCGGCAACTACGAGGACCCGGACATCGCCGGGGTCAACGCCCAGATCGACCGCTGGTCGAAGCTCTGGAAGCGGCTGGTCGCCCCCGTAGGGTAGAGGGGCAATTCCCCACGTCGTATCATCACCACCCAACCCCAGCACGGAGGGCCACACGCGGCCTATGACCACCAAGACCGACGGCGACCGCCTGCTCAGGGCCGCGGTCGCGCTCCTGTCGAACACCACGTCCACCAACTCCACCGCCCTGCGCGCCCTCGTCGACGAGATCGCCCCCGGGCGCATTGAGCGCGAGCGGGCCCGGATCCAGCGCGAGCGGGCCCGCAAGGTCGAGGCTGGCAAGTGGCGGGGCCCGGTGCCCGCGTGGGCCAAGCGGCTCGTCGCGAAGCACCTCGGCGATCACCTCTACCAGCCGCTCGTCGTCTGGCATCCCCGGGCGCGTGAGACCAGCTCGGGCCGGTACCGCAACGTCTGGCCGCACGGCTCCATCACCGTCGAGGCCGGGACCAACCCCATCGACCAGCACCGCGTCCTGCTCCATGAGATCGCGCACGCCCGCACCGAGGGCCACGGGCACGACGAGGTCTTCTGGGACGAGCTGTACCGCCTCGCCGTCATCGAGGGCACCGTCACCCTCCACAAGGCCCGCACCAACCAGACCCGTTCATTCACCGCGGCGCAGAGACGCGCCAGAAAGGCCAAGTCATGAAGACCTGCAAGAGCCCGGCCCACAAGGCCTACCGGGACGGCAAGGAGTCCGTCTACCTCCAAGCCTTCATCGCCAGCCGCGACCTCGCGAAGCTGATCGAGAAGGCGCACACCGATGCCGGAGTGGCAGGCGCCAGTCGCGAGGCCGCCGATCACTTCCAGCGGGACAGCCTCGACGACATCGTCGAGCGCATCCGGTTCGGGCAGCAGGAATTCGCCAACGGCGAGCGGGTCGTCAACGCCCACTTCACCCGCGGCTGCCCCCTCGTCCCGAAGGAGGCCTGACCGTGAAGTCGAAGCTCGAATACGAGTGGGTCAACCCGGGCGACCTCGACCGGACCGGTCGCTGCCGCGAGTGCGAGCAGATCTTCTCGCGGCCGCACGCGCCCGGGTGCTCGTTCGGCCCGGGCAAGGTCGGGTCGCTCCGGCGGCGGCCGGTCTACCGCTGATGCTCATCACGGAGATCAAGCGCATGAACAGGGCGGCCGGCGGCCACTTCTTCGACCCGGCGACGATGCGCGGCTTCGGCAGCCGGGTCCTGCCCCACACGTGGACCGGCACCACCCGGACGTTCTTCATCACCAGCGAGCAGCAGGACGACGAGCACCCGCGCCTGTACACGGTGCGGGTGTTCGACTCGGCCGACGGCAGCGTCCGGACCCACGGCCAGTGGCAGGCCTACGACACCACCGAACAGGCCTACGACGCGGCGCGCAACGCCGCACTGGAGGATCTCAAGCGATGATCATCACCGTCCACCGGGTCTCGATCCCGGCGTGGTCCACCATCGGCTACGGCTTCGGCCGCGGCGAGGACGGGCAGGCCTACGAATTCGTGGGCGACCACCGTCCCATGCGCGACATCGGCGAGGCCATCGCCGCCGCGCGGTCGGACGAGGAGCTGCCCACCGTCGACAGCGACGAGGTCTCCGCCCTGAGCCCGTCCGGCGAGGGCGCCTCCGGTGAGTAGCTTCCACCGGGTCCTCGGTCACGTCGACGGCGCGGCCGTGGTCCTGCCGGGGATCTTCACCTACGACGAGGCGCTCGTCCGGCAGGCGGCGCTCGAGGTGGCCCGCAAGCGCGGCGACAAGATCGTGAAGCTCGGGCCCAAGAACGGCCACCCGGCCATCGTGTCGGGCGTGCCCGTCCGGGCCCTCTGGTTCATCGTCCGCTCGGTCAACGACCCGCAGGCCCAGTACGCCCCCGAGCTACGCCTCGTCGTCATCAGGGGCAGGGGCACCGGGGACATCCGGCAGTTGCTGGTCCGCCGGTTCAAGGGCCAGTACATGGGCGACCACGGCGGCCACATCCGCCGGGTCCGCGACGGCAAGCCCTACGGGCCGTCGGTCTCCCACGGGTGGTGGGGAATGCTGCGGTTCTGCGCTCCGGGCGAGATCGTCCAGATCCAGCAGGCCCGCACGTCGAGCTACCACCTGATCCCATCCGACGAGATGCCCTGCGACGACTGCGGGCGCCTCGGCGACAACCACAACACGGAGGTCGAACATTGACGACCAGACTCAAGACCCTCGACGAGGGCAAGGCGATCATCCTCGCCCAGACCCTGATCCCGCTGCTCCTGCTGGAGCTCGATCAGGCCGACGCCGCGGTGTCTGCATCACGCGTCGACATCGAGCGCATCGAGACCGAACAGCTCGCGGGCCCGGGTCCGGTCCGGCCATCCACGGACAGCCTCGTCACCGCGCACCGACGCCACGACGAGAACCTCGGGTACCGCTCCGGCATCCGACACGCCCTCGCCCGCATCGCCGGCATCCTCGGCTACACGGGCATCAACTGGCTCGCTGACCTGCGCGCCTTCACCGAAAGGTAGCCATGAACGTCACGTACCTGATCCCCTACGCCGGGAACCGGATGGTCAAGCGGACCCCGGGCCCGACCCACATCCTGAAGCTCGAAGACGCCTCGGGCTCGCGCACCTACTGCGGGCTCGTCGTCCAGAGCGGACGCAACGCGTACTCGCAGAAGAGTCGCCCCGGCAAGGACGACGCGGTCTGCGCGGTCTGCGTCGCGAACGCACGAGCAGTGCCCAGAGTGCCACGATCCGCCGAAGCCAACGGCCGATGAAGGTCGCGTGCCCGCTGTGCGGCACCGGCTTCGTCGGGCAGCACTGGCTCGACCTTCACCTCCGCAAGCCCCACACGAAGTGCGCGGACTGCCCGCGCTCGTTCGTCAACCTCGCCGCCCATCGCCGACGCTCCCACGACCTGACCGACGAGGGCAGGCAGGCGCTCGGCTGGAAGATCGCGCAGGGCATGGCCCGGCGCGCCGAAAGGAAGCCATGACGCTGCACGCCATCTACTTTCGGGTCACTGACAAGGCCGACCCACAGGACAAACTGGGCGTCGCCGGGCCCAAGAGCTTCGAGCTCGACCTGACCTACACCGAGGCCGACGACCTGCGCGACCGGCTGCTACGACTGGAGGTCGGCGGTCTGGTCACCGACGTCGACTTCGAGCCGGTCCGGATCCACGGGAAGGCAGCCCCCGTCCACGAGCTGCTCGACGCGTTCGACCCCAAGCCACGGAGGACCCCATGAAGGCCGAGACCATCCACCTCACGCGCACCTTCACCTCGACCACGGAGGCGACCATCGCCGAAGACGGCCGCATCGTCGTCCGCGTCCTGATCAAGGGCGATGGGTGGGCGGCCGGCGTGCCGCTCACCGAGGTCGGCTGCCTCACGAAGGCCGACCGCGACTTCTGGACCGTCACGCAGGACAGCGACCGGCCCGTGGCGACCGGCAAGACCCGCAAGCAGGCCGTCGACAGCTTCGTCAACGGCATCGAGATCAAGGCCTACCGCTGGGCCGTCCACTCCGTCGCATGAAGGTCGTCGTCACGCTGGAGTGCCGCCACGCTGACGGCTTCAGCGACCACCGCGACCGTCCCGGCGGCCGGGTCTTTGTCGGCAACGACACCGTCATCCTCGACGGGCTGGAGGTCGTCAAGCGCGACCGTCGGCCGAGAAGGGAACGCGAGCCGGGCCACCCATGGCTCGACGTCGATGGCGCCACGTGGACGGGCTTCACCGTCCGGGTGGAGTCATGAGGTACACGGCACCGCGCCACCTGCTGGTCGGCGCAGGCTTCAGCTCGTGGTGCGGCATCTACCGCGTCCACGACCGTGGCCTCGCCGCCACCCGGGACGAGAAACGCATGTCCTGCGGCAACTGCCGCCGATCCCTCAAGGCCTTCCGCCACCGGGAAGCCATCCGGGAAGCGAAGGCCCCCAAGAACGTCACCCCAAGGAGCTGACCCGATGTACAGCGCATCCACCATCCGAGACATGCAGGCCAAGGCGGCCCGCAAGGCGGCCCGCGAGCGGAAGCTGCCGCTCGTGTTCTGGCCCAACGAGACCATCGACGTCGGCGGGATGCCGTTCCTCGGGGACTACGTCCCCCGGGGCTGGCGCCAGATCGAGGTCATCGAGACGCCCCTCACCCGGGCCGACCTGCCCGGCGTCATGGGCAACGAGAACGTGTGCGTGCTGGTCGACAGCATGGGCGTCGAGGACGCCGGCGGGCCCTCCATCGGCATCGAGAGCCTGCGCTCCCTGATCGAGCAGCTCAACCGCTGGGGCGCCGCGAAGCACCTCACCGTCGGCTGGGCGATCACCGAGGTCGGCCAGTTTCAGGTCGTGGTGGCGGCGTTCGCCAAGCCCTACGAGGAGGCGGAGAACCGCCTCATGGACGGGAACCGCTGATGGACGCCATCCTCGTCATCGTCGGGTTCGTCGGCCTCATGGCGCTTGCCGGGTGGCTGATGACGATCGGCCTCCAGACGGCCGGCGGACTGCTCGGGATCCAGTCCCAACCCGGCCCGCAGTACACGTGCGCGACATGCGGCCACACGATCGTGCAGCACCACACTGGGCGCATGGTCCCCGGCATCGTCATGTGGCTCAACGAGGTCGGCCCCTGCACGCGTTGCGCGTGTCCCAACTACCTGTCGATGGCTCTCGCCGGGCGTGTCGACCAGTGGGAGGCATGGCGTCGCTGATGCCGCTCATCGAGTACACGCCCAAGGTCTTCACGCCCGCCCACATGGACGTGATCGAGAAGGCCACCGCCATCGCAGAGAGCTACCGGGATCAGGGCTACGACCTGACGCTCCGGCAGCTCTACTACCAGTTTGTCAGCCGGGGCTGGATCGCGAACAAGGACACCGAGTACAAGCGTCTCGGCTCGATCCTGAACGACGCGCGAATGGCCGGCGAATTCGACTGGGACTACATCACCGATCGCACCCGGAACATCCGCGGCGGCGACGGCTACATGACCGACCCGGCCGACGTCATCGACCCGAACATGTACACGATGGCGCTCTGGGAGGGCCAGCCGCAGCGCGTCGAGGTCTGGGTCGAGAAGGACGCCCTCGTGGGCGTCATCGGGCAGGCGGCCGGCGGTCTCCGGGCCCCGTACTTCTCGTGCCGCGGGTACACGAGCGTGTCCGAGCTCTGGGCGGCCGCCCGGCGGATCGAGGGCTACCTCGACGAGGGCGTCGAGCAGGTGACCATCCTGCACCTCGGCGACCACGACCCGTCCGGGATCGACATGACCCGCGACATCACCGACCGCCTGTACACGTTCCTCGCCGGCGACGGCTACTCCGTTCGCCAGCTCACCATCAAGCGGATCGCCCTCAACATGGACCAGATCCGCCAGTACGATCCGCCGCCCAACCCGGCGAAGATCACCGACAGCCGGGCGTCCGGCTACATCCGCCGGTTCGGGCTCGAGAGCTGGGAGCTGGATGCTCTCGAGCCGACGGTGCTCAACGGGCTGATCGTGCCCGAGATCCGGTCCCGCATCGACGCCGACATGTGGAACGAGCGTCGAACCCTCCAGCAGCACGGCCGCGACACCCTCCGGGCGATCCGCCGTCACTACGACAAGGTCACCACGTACCTCGACGTACAGGGCCTGATGCCCGAGCCGATCATCAGCGACGACGAAGAGCCGCCGGAACAGGCGATCGACGACGACGAGGAATAGCCCAGCCCCAAGGAGCCCAACAACCCCGTGAAGACCCTGCTTCGGGCCGCGCTGGTCGCGGCCTTCCTCCTGACCATCGGCGCCGCGTCTGCCTCGGCAGCGCCCCTGTCCCGGGTCAACTACATCTCGTTCACCGGCCACGTCGCCGGGTTCATGCCCAAGCTCGCCAGCGACCTCAGCGACATGGCCGACGCCAGCGACCTGTACGACATCGACGGGATCATCTCCAGCACCCACCACGCCCGCAACCTGACCGCCACCGAGCTTCGGTGGCTCTCGGGCCACACCCCGACGAAGGCGTGCTTCCGGGCCCTCTACGACCGCTACGTGAGCATGATCACCTACGAGCATCTCGCGATGACCAACCTCTACAGCTACTGGAACAACTGGCCCTACTCGTCCCAGAGCACCTTCAACCGCGGCCTCGCCCAGCTCAAGACCGCGACCGCCAAGGCGGACCAAGTCACCACGCTCCTCGGCAGAACGCACTGCTGAGGTCGAACGCGGCCGAGACGTAGCTCAAACATATGTCTCGGCCGTTTCCCCACGTGCTACGATCCCATCCCGCCGGCCCGACCGGCTCCACGGAGGTCAGACACATGACCGCACAGCCGGTTTCGCCCACGCCCCGCGAGGTCTACGAGCCCCGCATCTTCAAGGTCCGCATCTGGACCAAGGGCGGCCCGTTCGAGGGCACCCGCGTCTACTTCAAGGCCCCCTACGGCGTCTACATGAACGCCGTCCAGCTCCTCGCGCGCGCCGTCGCGACATTCCAGATCACCCGGTTCACCTTCGGGCCCGCGACCCAGCGCGACTTCAAGACGCTGGACCGCCGGGCGCTCCGTCGGTTCGACGAGGCCGTGGCCGGGCTAGGGATCAACTTCGATGCCTGAGCGGCCCCTGACGCCCACGCTCGACAAGCGGGCCCGGGTCATGGACCAGAGCCACGTCATCAGCGGGTTCCTCGACTGGCTGTCGGCCGAGGGGATTGTGCTCGGTCGCTGGCAGAAGCTGAGGGTCTGGGGCGAGGACCGGCTGATCCCGGTCCACGACGGCCCCAGCGCCCTGCTCCACCGGTACTTCGAGATCGACCCGGTCGCCGAGGAGAACGAGCTACAGGCCGTCCTCGAATACGCCCGCAGCCTGAACACGGAGAAGCCATGAGCATGGGCCCGGCCTGCACGGCCAAGGACCACGACCACCTCGTGACCCAACGCCACGAGAACCACTCCGCCTTCAACGGCTACCACCGGACGCCGTCCAACTGGTCCGAGGTCCGCTGCCTCCAGACGGGGAACCGCTGGCGCACCAAGGCCGGTTACGTCGCCGAGCTCCGGGACGCGACCGTCGAGGAGGACCGCAACTGGCACCAGACCCCCCAGCACCTCGCCTACCAGCGGGAGCACGGGTCGACGTCGATGACGATCCACCACGGCCCCGAGGGGAAGACTGTCGAATGGAGCCGAGATGAAGCCCACTGAAGAGCAGCAACAGGCGATCGACCTGTTCGCCGATGGCGGCAACCTTGCCGTCGAGGCCGGCGCCGGCACCGGCAAGACCTCGACGCTCGTGATGCTCGCCCAGAGCGCGCCCGACGAGCGCGGCCAGTACGTCGCGTTCAACAAGAGCATCGTCGAGGAGACCCGCGGCAAGCTGCCGACGTGGGTCGCGGCGAACACCGCACACAGCCTCGCGTTCCGGGCCGTCGGCTACCAGTTTCAGGGCCGGCTGCGCGACAGCATGAGGATGACCAGCCGCGAGGTCGGCCAGCGTCTGGGCCTCAAGCCGCTCGACGTCGTCGACTTCGCCGGCAACCCCAAGCACCTCTCCGCGGCGTTCCTCGCGTCGGTCGTCACCAAGGCGATCCTCGGCTTCTGCCAGTCGGCCGACGAGGTGATCGGCCTTCACCACTTCCGGTACATCGACGGCATCGACAAGCCCGGCGAGTACCCGGTGAACAACTACGCGATCCGCCAGCAGCTCATGCCGTTCGTCGAGGCGTACTGGCAGGACCTGCACGACCCGCTCCGGGGCTGGGCGCCCTTCAAGCACGAGCACTACCTCAAGATGTGGCAGCTCGACGACCCCGTCATCAACGCCGACTACATCCTGTTCGACGAGGCGCAGGACGCGAACCCGGTCATGGCCGCCATCGTCGGCGCCCAGCACGACAGCCAGCTCGTCTACGTCGGCGACTCCCAGCAGGAGATCTACGCGTGGACGGGCGCGGTCAACGCGCTCGCGAACGTCGACGTCCGGCACCGCACGTTCCTGACCCAGAGCTTCCGCTTCGGGCAGGCCGTCGCCGATGTCGCCAACGAGGTGCTCGGCCGTCTCGACGCCCCGCTCCGCCTCCGTGGCAATCCGGCGATCACTTCCCGTGTCGGTCGCATCGAGCGGCCCCGGGCGGTTCTCGCCCGCACCAACGCCGTCGTCATGAGCCGGCTCCTCCGGGCGCAGGACGACGGGATCCGCTGCTACGTCATGGGCGGCGGCGACGACCTCGACCGCTTCGCGCGGGCGGTCGACGACCTCAAGACCAGCGGCCACACCAGCCATCCCGACCTCGCCTGCTTCTCAAGCTGGGAGGACGTTCAGGCCTACGCGGCGATGGACGAGGACGGCGAGGACCTGCGCCTGATGGTCAAGCTCGTCGACGAATTCGGCACCGCCGAGATCCGCGCCTCGGTGGCCCGGATGACGAGCGAAGCCAGCGCCGAGCTGATCATCTCGACCGCCCACAAGGCCAAGGGCCGGGAGTGGGACACCGTCCAGATCGGCGAGGACTTCACCGCGGTCAAGACCGAGAACAAGCCGGCCCTCCGACTGGAGTACGTCGCGGTCACCCGCGCCAAGCTCGAGCTCGACAGGACCGCGCTCGCGCAGCACGAGCTGGCGTAGGGGCCCAAAGTACCCAGCACTGAAATTGTGCTGGCGGAATTTCAGAGCAAGGAGGGCACATTGAGCAGGCCTGCCAAGCCCATCACTTTCGGGCCCGGATCGCTGGAGTCGATCCAGCTCCAGCGCCGGCACCGCAACGCTGTCCTGTCTCCGGAGTCGGCGAGCCAGCAGGCCCGGGTCGTCGGCACCTACCGGGTGTACTGCGGCAACGGCAACGAGCACACGGTCTCGATCTCGGGCCCGTGGGCGGTCGTGTCGTGGGACCGCAGCAACCATCCCGGCGATACCGGCCACAACTTCACCGACGCCGACGGCCTCGCCGCGGAGCTCGTCGAGTGGGAGCTCGAAGACTGGAGCGACCCCTGCGAGAACGGCGAATGAGCGGCGCACGCAAGTACACCTTCGCCGAGCTCGCCGACTGGGCCAAGGTCATCCGCTGCCGGGGCATCATCCCGGGCACAGGGATCCCCTGCGGCGAGGACCATGAGCTGGGCGCCGTGACCGGCAACATCGTCCACTGGGGCGAGCGGACCCGGATCACGAAGCAGGGCGTCCGCCGGTTCCTGTACCTGTGCGCCCAGACCAACCCCGTCGTCGGCAACAGCGAGGGCTGGGCCCGCATCTACCTCACCAACGAGTGGATCCGGGCGGCCGCGAACGCCCTCGGCATCCGGCTCCCGACCAACCTCGCCAACCACGACCGCGCCCGGGTGCGCTCGATGATCGCCGGCCTGCCGGTCGACACCCCGCTCCGCCCGGAGGCCATTAGCTGGAGCCGCCGTGAACGCCAAGCTCGAACCACTCCCCCAGCGTGAGCTGGTGCTGGAGTTGATCTTCCAGATCGACAGCGCCCGCGCCATTCCCAAGGACAAGCCCAACGCGGTCGAGCGGATCCGGGAGCTCGTCCGCAATCACCCCAACGGGATGAAGTCCAAGCACGTCCTGCGAAACCTCGGCGACCAGCGACAGCAGTGGCTGACCGTCGAGGTCCCGGGCTGGAACGCCGCGCCGTGATGCACGCGGATCTCGTCGAGCACGTCGCCCACGTGTATCTGGGCAGCAAGGAGGGCCACCGAGCAGATGCAGAATGCCCCTGTCGGCCGTCCACACCGTTGACGTCGAGGCCCGGCGATCCCGCCGCTGACCTGTACGTCCACCGGTTCCTGCGGGCCGACCTCATCCAGAGGGTGCGTGACAGACAACGTGTCACGCTCCGGTAGGAGGATCCCCTGATGGCAGACACGAAGAAGGCCGACACCCGCCCGGGCCCGCTGACGCCGAACCCGAAGCTCGAGAAGGCCACTGGCGCGAAGGGCACGCCCGTGAAGGGCACCGTTGGCCCGACCAAGCGTGGCTGAGATCGGCATCGACGCGAACGTCTCGGTCGCCGTCGTCGCTGCCCCCACCGAGGCCAGCATCGAGGAGGTGCTCGACCTTGCCCAGCACATCCTGTGCAAGGAGGCCGAAGCTGAATTCGGCCCGATGGACTGCAAGTACAGCGCGTTCGGACCAGAACGACGGGCCGACTTCGAGACGCTGGTCCGCCGTCTGGGGATCCCGGACGCCGACATCACCCAGTACCTCGCTGAGTGGGACTCGTTCGGGCACCCGTGCGCCATCGTCCACGGCGGGGTCCCGATGATCGTCGGGCGTCCCCGCAGGGGCCGGTGGAATTAGGTGACCGACGTCGTCCTGTCCGCCAGCTCGCTCAACGTCTACCTCGACTGCCCGCTCCAGTGGTACTTCAGCTACGTGCTCGCCGAGCGGGGCGAGACCAGCCTCAAGAAGGTGATCGGCGCTGCGGTCCACGAGGCGATCGAGAAGGTCCTCAAGCACCTCGCCGAGGGCGCCGTCGACCCGACACCTGACGTCGAGCGGATCTACCACCGGGCGTTCGACATCGAGCTCGCGGCCGGGCCCGTGAAGCTCGCCAAGGACGACGGCACCGTCGAGGACGGCCGGGAGTCCGGGCTCAAGGCGCTGACCACCTACCTGCGCGTGCTCGCGTCCGTCGACGAGGCGCCTCAGATCAGCAAGGTCGAGGAGGCCTTCGAGATCGAGGTCAACGGGATCGGCTACTCGGGCGCGATCGACCGCCTCGACGCGCTGGCTGACCCCGAGGACCTCGACCCGTGGCGCGCCCAGCTCATTCTCCGGGACACCAAGGTCACCCACAGCCGGCCGCGCCCCGGCAAGTACCGGCTCAACATGATCGGCTACGCGCTCGGCGTCGAGCACGTGATCGCCGGCCGGATGCCGAACCTCCTCGTCCTCGACTACATCGTGCGGACGAAGGAGCCCTACTACTGGCCGGAGTACATCGACCCGCCGTCGGCGACCGACGTCGACTGGTTCGCAGCGCAGCTCGAGCAGGCGGCCGAGGGCATCGACGCCGGCCGGTTCGAGCCGCTCGGGCTGTCAGGTGCCTTCACCTGCGCCGCCTGCCCGCATCAGGCCATCTGTGGGCCGTACCAGCGGTTCCAGCAGCATCTCGGCAATTGAGGAGGGGTCCAGTGCCACCTAGAACCGCCAAGCCCGCTGAGGAGCCCGCTGCGGCGCCAGCAGAGGCTGCGGAGAAGCCAGCCGAGGTCCCGCCCATCGGGGACAAGGCCGTCGCTCCGCCCGAGTCCATCACCCTGAAGCTCGTGGCGGTGCTCGCCGAGGTCGGCAGCGTCCCGAAGCTCGGCAGGAACCGCGCCCAGAATTACTCGTTCGTCCGGGAGTCGGACCTCGTCGAGCGGATCCGCCCGCTGATGGCCCGGGAGCACCTGTTCCTGCACCAGACCGTCCTCGACTACAAGGTCGAGGCGCAAGGCCAGACCCAGCGTGGCGGCACCAACTGGCTGACCACCGTGAAGATCCGCTTCACGTGGGTCAACGGCGACACCGGCGACATGTGGTCCGAGGGCGTCACCGAGTGGTACGGCACCGGGCAGGACACCGGCGACAAGGGCTTCTACAAGGCCTGCACCGGGGCCGAGAAATACTTCCTGTTCAAGACCTTCCTCGTGTCGACGGGCGACGACCCCGAGGGCGACGAGAAGGTCGACCAGCGCGCCGCCGAGGGCGAGGCCGTCGAGGGGGCGCGTGTCAGCGGCCGCCAGAGCACCCGCGGCCAGAGCCGTGGCGGCAAGTCCAGCGTGCCGACGCCCGTCCAGATCCGGGAGCTGTGGCGCCTGTTCACCGCCGCCAAGATGAAGACGCCGGACGTGCTGGCGTTCATCGAGCGGATCCTCAAGGTCAAGACCGACACCGTCGATCCGACCAAGCAGGGCGAGATCCTCAACTTTGTCCAGTCCATGAGGGGCGAGCAGGTCGGTATCCTGATCCGCACGCTGTCCGAAGAGACAGGGGATCAGGGCGACGAGGTCAAGGATGCCGACACAGACGCCGGCGGCGAGGCCCCAGACGATGGAGCCGATGAACGAGCCGACGAGGAACCGCCAGAGGAGCTTGGGGACCAGCCCATCGGCTAGGTTCACCAACGGGAGGATGCGCCTGCGCCGGGAGCAGGCCATCCTCCTCGCGGCCGAGCTCAACCAGAGCGTTCTGCGCTCCGTTCACCTGCGCGCCGACGCGCGAGATCGTGGAGATCTCGTCGGCGTCGCGGCATACAATCAGCGCCTTTCCGACCTCCGAGCGATGGCCGAGGAGCTCGCCCGCCTGATCGAAGAGATGCGCTGGTAGATCGGGCCCCGCCGTCACCGCGGGGATCACGGAGAGGGACATGTCCTACGACCCGGAGCAGGTCGCCTCGTATTACATCGCACTGTTCGCGCCGCGCGCCGACGTGTACAGCCACTGGGTCACCGACCCCAAGATCCTGAAGGGCGACGAGCCCCGCTGGCAGCCTGCCGGCCGCTGGAGCGGGCCCCGTGACGCGCGCGTCTACGCCCGGGATCCGCTGACTCCACAGGTCATCCTCGACGGCCTGACGAAGAGGGGCCCGTCGGTCTCCTGCTACCTGATCGCGCCCGGTGGCGTGAGCCACGTGTTCGCGATCGACCTCGACCTCGACGACGGCCACGACTGGGCGATGAAGATCGGCGCGCTCATGGTCGACGCCGGCATCCACTGCTACGTCGAGGCGAGCCGGCGGGGCGCCCACCTGTGGGGCTCAGTCGACGAACAGGTCCCCGCGAAGGTCCTCCGCCGGATGATGCGGTTCTTCATCGAGAAGGCAGGCGTACCACGGGTCTACGACGCCGAGGCGGGCCGCTGGGTCGATGACGCGCGCGTCGAGCTCCGCCCCGGGGCCGACCAGCTCGCAGAAGGCGCCCTCGGGCACGCGCTGCGGATGCCGACGATGCCGCACCCGAAGACGGGCAAGCGGTACTCGCTCGTCTACCCGTGGGGCCCCAGCCCGCTGGAAGGGACCTCGCTGGGCGAGAACCTCCTCCATCTCCTGACGACTCCGAGGGCCAAGATCGTCGAGATCGCCACCGACTACGTCCCACTCGTAGACCCCCGGCACCTGCCGCGCGACATGGACAGGCCGAAGCCACCGCGGGGACCCGACGAGTTTGAGAACGCGTCTGCGTCGGAGATCCTGCGCGACCTGTGGGGCGTGCAGAACGCTCGCCCGGGGATCGCCGTGAAGTGCCCGGCTCATGACGACCAGCACCCTTCCCTGTCCATTACCCGCGATGACCGGCGCGCGATCTGCCACGGGCCCGGCTGCATCCTGAACAACGACGGCCGTGGCCGCGGAACCTTCGAGCTCACGAAGTACGCGCCGGCGTCTCGCACGCGCGCATCATGACTGAACCGGCCGTTCGTTGGTACTGCACCCACTGTGGCCGCGAGCGACCGCTCCAGCCTGACTTCCTCCTGCTCGACGATCGGTACCCGTTCGTGGTCTGTCGCACCGGCCGCGAGGTCGACGCCAAGGGCGAGTCGATCGGTCTGGATGTCCCCGGTTCCCGGTTAGTGCTCGACGAATTCGGGCGCGCCGTTGGACGCCCGTACCCGGGTGTCAGATCACGGATCGAGGCGGCCGAGATGATCAAGGCACGCCGCAAGACGAAGGCGCGCCAGCGTGAGCTGCGCGTGACCCAGCTCGGCGACGACTACTGGTCGAACAAGACCAAGCGCCACCAGCTCCAGCCACCCGCAAAGCCCCGGCGCGAGCCTGCGAGGTGACGGCGCGAACAGCCACCAAGACCGAGGCTCCGGCACCGCAGGAGCCGCCGCTGCCGCCCCAGCGCACCGAATTCTCGCGCAAGGGGCTCGGCTACCTCCTGCGGATCGACGAGGCGTCCACCTCCATCCGGCTCACCCGGCTGAAGCGACGCTCGGACGAGATCACGGCCGACATCCTCGTCCGCTGCCGGATCGAGGGCGTGAAGACGGTCGACGGGATCCTGCACGGCAGCCGCACGAACATCACGAGCGCGCCGGCCCGGGCCAAGCTGGCGGAGCTGCTCCACGCCCGGACACCCGGGGTCCGCGTCGACTGGGTCAACTGGCTCGACGAGCTCGCGGTCAGGATCATGGCGATCTCGGCCGAGGGCGACCCGATCACCGAGATCGGGCACGACGCCATCGACTGGTCGGCGCCGCAGTACGCGGTGGCGCCCCTCAGCCCGCTGAACGAGCCGGGTCTCCTGTACGGGCCCGGTGGCTCGGGCAAGAGCCTGATCGCGCTGACGCTGGCGATCGCGGTCGCCGCCGGCCGGGAGCTGTTGCCCGGCACCACCCAGCACGCGAAGGGGCCCGTCCTGTACCTCGACTGGGAGACCAGCCGCCAGAAGGTCAACCGGCGGATCGTCTCGATCTGCGCGGGCATGGAGATCGAGGTGCCGCGGGGGATCTACTACCGGCGCCAGAACAAGCCGCTCGCCGACGATGCCGAGGAGCTCTCGGCGTTCGTGGCCGAGCACAAGATCGTCTACGTCGTGATCGACTCCGCGGCGCAGGCGATCGGCCATCAGGGCGACTACGGCGATGCCAACGAGGGAGCACTGAAGCTCTTCGAGGGGATCCGGTACCTCGGGCAGGTATCCACACTGATTGTGGATCACGTGTCGAAACAGGAGCTGGTGCTGGCCGGCAAGAAGGGCCGCGTCCCATACGGGAGTGTGTACAAGATCAACTACAGCCGGGCGGCGTGGGAGATCCGGCCCGGGGAGCCGATCGACGGCAGGCTCCGCCTCGCCATCTACGACTTCAAGCGCAACGATGATGCCGAGCACCCGCCGCTCGGTCTCGAGATGACATGGCAACCCGGGTCTGTAGCATTCGCGCCAGCCGACGTCGCCTCCATCCACGCCGAGGCGCCCCCAGCGGCGAAGCCGGCGACCCCGGCCGAGGAAGCCAACCTCGGGGACAAGATCTTCGAGCTGTTGCAGGGATCTCGCATGAAGGCCCCGACCATCGCTGAGAACCTGAGCGCCAACCCGGGCTCCGTCCGGGATCGACTCAGCAAGGATCCGCGCTTCGAGCGCGAGCCGACAGGGTTCTGGATCGTGGGACGGGAACACCTCCCGCTGTAGTGGAGAGCCGAATGGCGAAGACCACGTTCACGCTCTGGCGGACCAAGGCCGGCCGGATCCTGATCACCTGCGAGCAGGTGCTTCGGGACGACACGCTGTCCATGATCACGCTCTACTTCGACAAGTGGTCGAAGAGCCCAGAGGGGTCAGTGATGCTGGTCCCCGACACCACCTACGCCGGCGAGCTCGACGACGAGGACATGGTCCTCACCGTCATCAAGGCCGGTACCGCGTTCGCATTCGAGCCGCAGGTCGTTGCCGGTGGGACATCCGAAGCCACGACCCTGCCAGAGGATGCCGTTGGGTTCAGCGTCGATGCTCTGGTCGCCGCCGTTGGCGACCGCTCTGTGTCACCCGGCGAGATCGCCGCGGAGAACGACTGGGATACGGGCACCGTTATGAGCGCCATGCGGAAGGACTCGAGGTTCGAGGAAGTGGGCGTCGGCGTCGGCCGGTTCCAGCTCACGAACGACGCATTCGCAAACCGCAGCGCAGCGCAGCGCAGCGAAGAATGAACACGTTTGCCCCCGAAACCGCAGCGCAGCGCAGCGCAGGACCCCCACCCCCTAAAGGGGGTCCCGCTGCTCTGCGGTTTCAGAGGGGGTGGTTGAAGAACTGCACTGCACCCTCGACGAGGAGCTGATGGGACTTCACTCCGGTGCTCGACGGCTCTCTCGGGAAGAGTGGGAAGCCCTGAGCACTGCGGTCTTCGAGCGTGACGGCTGGACGTGTCTGGCACCGACGCTCGACCCGGAAGCAGGGCCGTGCCATGACGTCAACGGGCTGGCCGTCTCGCCGATCGAGCTCCAGCTCCAGAAGCGCATGTCGCTGGTCCGAATGGTCCTGACGCTCCAGCACCTCCAGATCGCCGGCACGACCGAGCACGATCTCCAGCACCTGCTGACGCTGTGCTGGGGCCATCACCTCGGGCACGGCGAGAAGGGCGGCCGGATCTGGGCCAAGCAGAAGGCGGCAGCTCAGGCCCAGCGCGACCACCTCGCCAAGCTCTACCCGGAGCTCGCCGCATGACCCAGCAGCGCCGGCCGACGCCAGCTCCCCGGTTCGACCCGTGGGAGATCGGGCTGATCGCAGCCGGCATCGCCATCCTGACCCTCGTGATCCTCGCCCTCGTCTATCGGATCCTCTCGATCCTGATCGGCGAGCAGCTCACCCAGCTCGCGCTGGCACTGGCGATCGTGGCCGGGCTCTTCGCCGGGCTGATCGCCGCAGTCATCCAGACGCTCGATCGTCGGGAGCTCGCCGAGAAGCAGCGGCTTGCCGAAGAGGAGGGACGCACCCTGTGACGTGGCACCGCCTGAGCCAAGAGCTGCTGACCCCAGCCGAGAGACAACAGCGGTACCGCACCGCGCACCCGGATCGGGTCAAGGCCACTTGGGCGAAGTGGAGCGCCGCTCATCCGCATCGCGAACACAGACCCGATCCGTGGGTCAAAGCCGCTCAGGCATGGCGGGACGCCCGCAAGAAGGCACGGGCGCTGGGCGTCGACCCGGGCACCCTAACGAAGGAAGACTTCGCCCGTCTCCACCTCCTGCCTTGCGTGTACTGCGGCGCAATGCCCGCGCTCTCCACCGATCACGTCGTGTCATTCGCGCGGGGTGGGTCTAATTCGCTGGAGAACCTCGCTCCAGCATGTCCGCCTTGCAATAGAAAGAAGGGCGCGAATTGACTCAGCCAACGCTGAATGGACGACTCCTGCCTCCGAATGACTGGGAGGGGGATGACTTCACGCCCGGCGCCAACGGCCATTATGTGACGTGCCAAGATGTGTCGGCCGGCCGGATGCTCTACTACGCGACCAACGGCGTCGAGAACCACGACGGCAAGGAGATCCGGGCCGCGATCCAACCACAGGACAGCGACGGCGTCAGCCTCGGGCAGGTGTCGGTCGCCATCCAGCACATCACCAACCCGGTCAAGGTCCTCCAGTGGTCGACGCTCACGCTGCCCGACATCCGGTCGCGGCTGACCGCAGGGCTCGGCCTCGTCGTCGATGGCTTCTACGGGGCGATCCCCGTCGAGTGGCGCAAGCAGGTGGGCGCCAACTTCAACCACGCGATCTGGATCTGCAACTACGTCGTCCCCAACTACCGGGTCTGGGACCCGCTGAACAAGGACCTGTCCGGGTACGGCGAGTGGATCCCGGCATCAGCGATCGAGCCGTTCATGCGGAGCCTGTCCGGGCTCTGCGGCTGGATCAACCTCGACCAGCTCTTGCCAGACGCGGAGGGCAACCCGATGATGAACCTCGTCCCCACGACCGTGCATCGGGTCGTCGATCTGCCCAAGGGCACGGTCCTCGAGAAGACCCCCGGCGGCGATCCGTACACGACGCTGCGAAGGGACACCACCCTCGGCTACATCAGCGCCACTGGCACCCACTACTACGTCGCCGACGGCGATGCAGGGGTGTACGTGGACCGAAAGAAGGTCACTGCGGTCCGAACGCAGGACATGAACGTCGGCGTCTGAAATGGCGCCAAAGCAGGAGGCACCCGTGACCGAAGAAGGCACCCGCGACACCGAGCGCACCGACGAGGGCGACGACGCCAAGATCGGCCCGTCGGGCGGCGGCAATCCCACCCAGTCGGACAACCCGACGGCCAACGCCGGCGACGACACCGAGACGACCGAGGAGACCGAGAAGGGCTACTCGATCGACCGAGCGCGCACCCTGAAGAAGGGGTCCGCCGATCAGGGCGGCGACTCGGCCGAGACCACGGACTCCGAGGGCGGCGAGGCCTAGATGCGGATCGCACTGGTCGGCGGCCAGCGGGACGGGGAGTCGTTCGCGATCACCCCTCCGCTGCCGTCGACCTTGCGAGTCCCGGTCATGGTCAGGCGGCCGATCGCGTTCTCGGAGGAAGACTCCCCGACGGATCCCGACGGCAGCGTCGTCGTGGTCGAGTACCGGCTGGCCTACTCCCGCCTCGACCGCCGGCCGTTCTACGTCGAGGGTGACGTCTTCGCCAACTGGACCAGCCTGTCGAAGACATGAGCATGTGGCCCGTCGTGATCCTCGGTCAGCCGGCCAGCGGCAACGAGAACGAGATCCAGCGGGGCTACCGACGAGGCAAGGACGGGGGCAACGTCCCGTACTCCCGGATCGCGAAGAACGCACACGTCAAGGCGTACATCGACGGCGCCATCCCGGTCATCAGGACCGCCCGACCGTCAGGGTGGATCCCACCGGAGCGGATCAGGGTCGACTACCGGCTCTACCTCTCCCGCGACATGGACTTCGACAACGTCATGAAGATCGTCGACGACGCGCTCAAGGTCGCGCTCGGGGTCGACGACTCGCGGTTCTACCCCACGGCAATCAGCAAGGAGCTCGACATGCAGAGACCACGGGTGTGGCTGGGGATCGGGGCGTTCGTGCCCTGCGCGTGCTGTGGCCGCTAGTGTCTGGGTCGTAGGCGACAGCATCTACGTTGCCCTCGACGAAGCCCAGATGGCGCGCGGCGCGCGTGTCGGTCGCCGACGAGCCGAGGCGTCCGTCGGCCGGAAGCCTCGCTTCCCATATACCGGACGAGGGCAGGACACCTCCGTAAACCGCCACATACAGGGGGCGCAGGCTGAGCTCGCGTTCTGTGTGGTCTTCGGGATCGAGTGGGACGAAGGCGTCAACACGTTCAAGGCGCCTGACGCGGGCGCCCTGTGGGAGATCCGCTACTCAGCGTCGTCGATGTGGAAGGTTGCCCCGGAAGACCCGGGTGATCGCCGAGTCGCGTGCATCCGGGGGACCCCGCCGACCTTCGAGATCCGGGGGTGGATCCTCTCCCGGCTTGCGAAGAAGATCCCGCTGACCGATCCGGGCGATCGGGGCCGCAAGGCCCACTTCCTGACGACCGACGACCTGAACCTGTTCGACACGCGGCGCTGGCGGTGACCGGACCGACGTTCGGCGACAAGGCCTCCGGGCTGAAGCCGGGCAAGGAGTACCGCGGGCCCATCTGGGAGCGCCAGATCGCCGAGAGCCGCAAGCACCTGCCGCCGCACGGCCCGTTCGTCTGTCGCCTGTGCGGTATGGTCGCCGAGGGCGTGTCGATCCGGGTCCGCAACATCGCCGGCAACGAGCCCGGCGCCGGGTTCCGAGCGTTCCCGTGCTGCGCTGACCGCGACGCCTGTCGCGAGCGCCGGGAGATGCAGGGGAAGAGCTGGCCGCTGATCGACGCATCCCTGCCGTCGAGGTGGTCAGGGGAGGAGGTTCCCGATGGACCAGCCGCAGACTGAACCGGTCATGGGCGAGCTGCTCAGCACCCCCGAGGGCGAGCCCGTGAAGCACTACGAGTCGGGCGGGCCCCGGCTCACCCCCAGCTCCGGCAGCCGGCCTGAGCTCGTCCACGACGCGATCGTCCTGAAGTGGTTCGTCGGGTCGCCGGCGGGGTCCGTCGAGGGCATGGCGCTGGTGCGCTGGCTCGACGATGGGACCTACCACGTCGCCAACATCGGCGACCTGTTGTACCGAGAGTCGTGAGCTGGCTGCTCGCGGTCGCGCTGGGCGTCGGCGCCATCGGTTCCGGTACGATCCCGGTAGCTTCAGGTGGTTCCTCGGTCAGCTCGTCTGGCCGAGCGCCGGCGGTGGTGGCACCGAAGGCCGACCATCTGAGGTCGGTGACGCAGGCTCGCGTCGTGAAGCTGCGAGCCTCGTTGCCCACCCGCTGGGTCACCGTTCACGCGAGTGCATACGGGATCGGCGACGGGTTTCTAGGAAGGCACATGGCCTGCGGAGGACGCCTCGATGCGGTCCATCTCACCGTCGCCCACAAGACGCTGCCGTGCGGCACGCTCGTCGAGCTGCGCTACCGCGGCCGCCAGATCATCGCCAAGGTGACCGACCGTGGTCCCTACTGGGGTAACCGGGTGTTCGACCTCGGGCCCGCTGCCTGCCGCGCCCTGCGCGCCTGCGGGATCCCGGTCATAAGCTGGCGCCGAGCCCCATGACCCTGTGACCGCGGTGACCATCGCCGGCGCGCGAAAGCTGCCGCCGGGACATGCCCCGCGCTGGTTGATCCGGTTCCTGCTGGCCCTGCCGGCGGACGCCACGATCAACCTGCGCTCGGGGATACGGCGAGCCGAGCGGTTCGAGATGGACGTCTACCGGCTGTGCCGGGACCTCAGCCTCTCGACGGTCTGGTGGATCCCGGAGCCCAACGCCGAGGTGTCCGGGCGCGAGGCAACGTGGGAGCGCGACTACGACATGGTCGCGGGCAGCGACCTCGTCCTCGCGTTCGTGTCCGAGGAGGACCTCGAGCGGGAGCCCCTCGACTCGGGCACCGTGCGCCTCACCGACAAGGCGCAGGATCGCGGCGTGCCCAGCTACCTGTACGGCGTCGAGCGGGGCGGGGCGGTGTGGCTGGTTGGCGCATCGGATGCGGAGAACGCGTGGACGGACAAGGTCCCCCAGCCCTGACCCCGGAGCGCCGGCGCGCGTGGGCCGAGGAGCAGCTCGAGGACGACAACCCGGACGCCCTGTTCATGGACGGCCTCGACGCGGCGATCGTCGGCGTCGGCCGCCAGTACACGAAGCCGGCCCTCGTGGTCTACGACTACGACCTGATCGTCGCGGCCCTGACCGAGCAGGGCATGGACGAGGACGAGGTCGTCGACTACGTGGGCTTCAACATCCTCGACGCGTGGATGGGCGAGAACACGCCGTTCGTCCTGAATGTCCCGACGCCCGACGACTGATGATGATCTCGCTTCCCGACGCGCCCCCGGGCCAGCGTTGGTTCAAGGCGGTCTACCCCGAGCTCGGTCATCACGCGCGCGGAGAACGTCTGCACGATCTGCTCCACCGGCTGCTGAGTGCAACATCACCAGTGGGCGTCGGCCCAGTCGATCCCGACCACGAATAGGGCGATCGTGTCCTTCTCGACGTAGTGAACGTCGCGCCGGGGAGGCAGGGGAATGCCGTTCGCCCGGGCGCGCTCGTTCAGCCACCGCGTCGTCGACGCGACCGTGTCGTGCAGGATCAGGAGCCGGTAGCAGACCTCGTACTCGCGGACCGCGACCTTGCGGAGCTTCCGCATCACCCGGGTCGTCCGCAGCGTCTCGTCGCCGCCCAGCGCCGGCGGCCGTTCTGAGCGCATCAGCCAGCGAGCGAAGGACGGGTGCCACTCCGGCGATCCGTCGGCAGCGATCGAGCTCGAGTGGACGCGCAGCGGTGCCTCGGCGATCCACTGGCTCCCGATCCGGCGGGCAGCCTCCGCGGTCGCCGCCATGACCTCGTCCGAGAAGTACACCTACTTGGCGATCGCGGGAACGATGATCGCGAGGGCGACGAAGATCACGCCCAGAGCCGTCCACGGGACGTTGTCGGCGACCCGCGGCACCAGCGCGATGATCCCGCAGATCAGCCCGATGATCGCGAGGATGATCGAGATCGTGATCATGGCTTCTTCTCCCCGTCCGTGGCGCGCCCGTGGTGGAATTCCGCCGGCCCATCAGGAGCATCGGTCGCTCGGCGGTGCTGATGGAGACTGGTGCCGCGGTCTGTCCCCCGGGCGTGGAGATGCAGGGCGGCCCCCGAGCGCCAGCGGCGGAGCTGGCGGAGCATGAACAGGCAGCCGATCGACGGCGCGCCGAGGGCGACCACCAGCAGGATCAGGCTGAGGGGCGTGGGGACGAGTCGGATCTGCTGGTCGGACAGGTTCAGGATCACCGCGTTGAGCCCGAGCAGCCCGCCGATCAAGCCGCCAACCAGAATGGTCCCGACAACGACCGCGCTGGCGGTCAGTGCGTCGATCGGGGGCTTGACCCGCGCCGGGGCGACGATCCGCAGGAAGACGTAGAGGTCAATCAGGGCAAACGAGATGTACGCCACGGCGAGCAGATCGAGCAGGAGGTCGGCCACTCATTCCTCATCCCGACTGCCCCGCCCTGCCGGCTGAGGGATCTGGCGCTGCTCGCGCAAACGATCGTCGGCGAGCGCGTAGGCCGCGCGAATGACCTCATCGGCCTGACGCTTCAGGTCCCTTGCAGCGTCGACGACCGCCTTGGTCGCCTCGTCCCCTTTCACCGCAGCCCGCTGGCGACGGACCCACGGCATCTGGAACCGGAGAGTCAGGCCCTCCATCATGCGACGGCCCCCTGTTTCCGGGCTGGCTGTAGACGCGCCAGCTCGACCCGGAGGGAGTCTACCTCCGCCTTGTGCGCCGCCGACAGCTCAGAGACGGTCCTGATGGCGTTCGCGGTGGTCTCGTTGGCAGTGGCGGCGGCCGCAGTGGCGGTGTCGGCGCGGACCACCTGACGCTCGTACAGGTCGCCCTGAATGAACCAGCCGCGCAGGAACCCGAAGATCCCCAGCGCGAGCAAGCCCGACGGCGTCGCCCCGACGATCTGGTCGATGGAGGGGAGCGGCGTCGTCACGGGGGAGTCAGCCGCCGCGATCAAGAAGATCGCGAGGGCGAGGGCGGCGAGCCGGGGACCGGCATGAGCTGGGATCCGCAGTTTGGGCACTTTCCCGTCCACTGGGTCTGGGGCGTCTTCAGACACCCGTAGCCGCACTGCTCGTTGGGGCAGCGGAACGGCTTTCCGAATTTCTCAGGGTCGATGTGCGGGCGGTCGAGCCACCCGCCGCTCAGGGGGCTGGGGGTGTGGCCGGACCGTCACCGGAAGGGTTGTGCGATCCCGCGACCGCTTCGATCACGCCCTTCCCACCGACGTCGTAGAGGCCGACCGCGCCGGCGCCCTGCACGAGGCCGAAGAGGACCGCGACCACGATGTCCTGTCCGATCCGGACAGTGGCCGGCGCCACTGCGAACAGGACGCCACCGAGGACAGCGCCAAGAATGACCGCGAGGAGCGGGGCCCAGCGAGCTGTCGCCTCGTCAGTCCATGCCGCGGCGCGCTTGATCACCTCGACGAGGATGGTCACCACTGCGACGATCCCGACGGTTGCCACGAATTGCTCGTAGGTCAACTGGGCACCTCCTTGCGGCGTCCAGCCTACACGGGGCGCACGTCGTTGAGGCGGTCCATGTCGGCTCCCACGTTGCGGCTGGTCTCTCGGGTCGTCGAGCGGTGCGTCTCGATGCCGGCCGTCAGCGCCATGTACACGAGGCGCAGGCAGCGTGGCCCGGGCTTGATCAGGATGAACTGGGTCTTGCTGCCCTCGACCTGAACCCAGTCGTCGTCGGGCATCAGCAGCACGCCGTGGAGGTAGACGTTCAGGGTCGCCGGCGCCACCGGGCGGCTGGCGCTGAAGTAGCCACCGGGCTTGGAGGCCTCGACCATCTCCGAGAACCAGCCGTGCTCGAGTACAGGGGGCGCCTCGTCTTCGAGACACGGGCCCAGCGAGTCGCTGTTGCCGCCCTCCACCGGATCCCACTCGAAGCTGACGCGGACGTTCCACAGCTTGAGCTCGGCGACCCGCTTCATGCCATTGACGAGCAGCGGGCCCGGACCGTGGCTCTTCATCAGGGCGTCAGGGGCAAGCGTGATCTTGCCGCCGATCTGAACCAGCTCCTGATCGGTGATGTCGGCGTGGTACGAGACACCGTAGGCGTGCTTGATGTGGCCGAGGTCGGCCTCCCCGGGCCCGTAGTTGTAGTCGGGTGAGGTCGAGCTCATGATCGGCAATTCCGCCGGCTCACCGGGCAGCCCCGAGTACCACGTCCGCAGGACCTCGAACGAGATCGCGCCCTCACCCGACGGCGGCGGCTGGCTGCCGATCGAGGCCGCTCCTGTCTCGTACACGTTGATGTAGGCGAATGCCTCGAAGTGGAACCGCGTCGCCCCGGGCGGCGGCTTGAAACCGATGTAGTTGTGGCAGTCCCGGAGCATCCGCGGATCGTCGAAGTTGCCCGAGATCGTGCTCGGCACGTAGGAGAAGCCCCAGTCGTACCGGTGCATGACGTATTCGGTGGAGAACTGGCCCGGGAAGCCGTGCGTTGCCTCCGGGGTGATCTCGTAGATGTCCCCGCGCGGGAAGCTGTAGGGGGCGCTCTCGGCGTCAAGGACGTTGCCGCCCGTCCCTTCGTCCACCCCCGCCGGCCGCGTGCCGCCCGGGTACTTGATCACACCCCACGTCCACGGCAGGTACGGGCTGTAGATGATCTGGCTCGTGATCAGGTCCGCGCCGACGTACCCGAGCGAGTCGAACCAGACCCAGCCCTTCCCCTGATCGCCAGCGAGCGCGACCTCCACAGTCCCTTGGATCCCCAGCCGGCTCGCCAGACCAAGGTGGCCGGCGACGCCCATGTCGACGCCGGGCTGGTAACTCGGCGTCGCTGACAGGGTCCACGCCTCCGGCTCCCTCTTCGTTGCCGGCCAGAGGCGAATGCGGACCGTCCCGTCGAGCAGGCACTGGATCCGCGCGTAGTTGTCCACGCCCGGGGTTATGGGCGCGACGATGGTCGGGGAGTTGTCGGTGGTGTTGCCGGACCCGGTCTGCCCGAGGGCGTGAACCGACAGGAACCAGTGGCCGATGAAGCCGAGCTGGGCGAACATCGAGCTCTGGGTGCCGGCAGGATCGCTGTACCCGGAGTGGTCGCCCGGGAGCATGAGCTGGGAGACAGAGAACGGCTGCGGACCGCCCGCCATCCGCACGACGATGCACCACGGCGGAGGTGACATGGGATCGGTCACCACGATGGACCCGTCGGGGATCAACGGGTCGCCGGGAGCCCAGAGCGGCACCCAGCCGTTGTCGACGCAGGGCTTCAGCGTGTTGCCGGGCTCCTTTGTCGTGAGCGTGACGTGGGGCATCTGGAACCGCGGGTGGCTCGGTGAGTCGCCGAGGTCGTGGAATTCCCACGGCAGCGCGTCGTACAGGTTGAACGGCGGCTCGGGATCGTTCGACATCTGGAGCTCGTAGACCGGGACGCCGTAGCACTTCCCGTCCTCGTCGGCCCCCTGCGACAGGGCGAAGGTCATCGACATGACCGTGATCGGGATGTTCTCAGCGACGTCGTACTCGCCACTGAACAGCGACACGACCTGCCCGGCTTGGAAGCCCTTCTCGAAGATCTTGCAGACGGCCCGGTGGATGACCCGGTCGGCCCGGCTCTTCAGGATCCCGGCGCGCTCGCTGACGTGGCTCTGGAGGTGCAGGTCGGACCGGAATTCTTGGTACTGCCAGAGCCCAACCTTGTCGATCAGGTCCTGATCCTGACGCCGGCTGAAGATGATCTGGCCCTCGACCGTCTCGGCGAGGGTGCCGTACACGGTGACGTCGTTCATCGTGCTCTCGATCGTCCACTCGACGCTGAGCTCGCGGCAGTGGATCCCGCCCGTCGGGTCGCCGCCTGAGTCGGTGCCGGTGCCGTCGGTGATCGCCCGCGGCGCGTTCGCGTTCGCCCGGCTGTGGCTGTGGATCGCGTAGTAGGGGTCCATGTACCAGATCGCGTTGGTCATCTGGGACAGGCTGGTGAGGAATTGCCGCAGGGTCTGGCCGGTCTCGACCGTGAACGGCTGTTCCGGGCTCGGGCTGTTGCCGGTCACCTCGACGTAGGTCGTGAAGTCGAAGAGCCGGCGCCACGGGGGGTCGATGTACTTCGAGAGGACCGCCGAGATGTACTCCTTGTCGGTCAGGCCCATCGGCAGCGGGTCGATCGTCGTGTAGATGCCGTGGGTCCGGCTCCCGACGTCCGGCACGTTGTAGATGTAGACCCGGTCGAAGAGCACGTTGAAGTCGGTGCCCTCGAGCAGCGTCAGCGGCTGCTGGTTGGGGTGTGCCTCGTCCTTGTCCTCGCCGGCCACGTAGGGGTAGTGGTAGCCGTGCGTGACGTTGGTCACGAAGCCGCCGAACTGCCGGAAGCCGTCGAGGTCGACGCGGATCTCCTCGCCACCGTCGTACTTGGGGAAGGCGCCCCGGAGCGGCAGGCTGAACGAGCCGGGGCTTGACCCCGCGTGCTGCTCGAACATGCACTGGGCGAGCTCGACGTGCGCGGTCATGTCCTTGCCGTCGATGAAGACCTCGATCCGCACCTGATGGTGAGGCGGCAGCCACGGCTCGCCGGTGCCCGGGTCGATCGGGCCCGGGTTGCCCGGACCGCCAGAGCCCGGCGGCCAGTATTTCTGGCCCGAGTCGCTCGAGATGAACGCGCCCACCGTGAAGCTCGGCTGGACGTAGGCGCTGATCCCGAAGTGGTCGGCGACCCGCGCATCCAGACCGAAGCTCTGGTCGAGCCGGCGCACCCACGCGATGAACGGGATGATGTCGTGCGGGCTCGCCTTCACCACCGCGTTGAACGCGATGTAACCGCGTGCGACCACCGCATCGAATGCGACCCAGCCGAAGTGCAGACCCAGCACCTGCGCGTCGAACGTGATCGACTGGCCGGGTTTCCAGATCTCCGCGCTCATCTGGAACGACTGGGCGACGAACGCACCGACGCTGAACCAAGGCGGGATCAGGGCATCCACCGGGAAGCTGTGAATGCTGGGCACCAGCGCGACCACGGCCTCGACGTCGAACAGCCCGCCTGAGCCCGCTGTATGGACCACAGCGCCGAGATCGAACCCAGAGCGCCGGTATGTGTCGCTGACGACCGCATCGAGCTCTACGGCCCCTCCTACGGTCGCAGGAGACGAGATCTGGGCGTCCATGACGAAGTCACCGCGGGTGCCGACGAGGAAGGCATCCAGCGGGAAGCTGCCCCCGCGCTCCGGGGCAACCAGCCAGCCCTTCACCGGGAAGCTGCCGGGCACCTTGCGGACGCTGTAGGCGTCCACCAGCCAGACGTTCGGCCGGTCGCCGATGGCCGCGTCCATGACGAAGCTGCCGGCCTGCGCGCGCCGGAGAACAGCGTCGATGCCGAAGGCCCGGACGAGTCGGATCCACGCGCTGATCAGGATCGTGTGGGCGGTGTACGCGTCGATGTCGAACAACGCCCGCGTGCGCCCGGCGATGACCGCGCCGACGCCCCAGCTCTGCCCCGGTCCCGCGTCGACCCACGCGCCGATCGTGAAGTGGCCTGTGCGCGTGACCGGGCCAGACGGCGCCTGCTCTTGCGAGAAGAGCAACAGGAGGGACATGGGTCAGTCGAGCGGAACCCAGCGGATCTCGTAGGTCCAGCTCCCGCCACCAGAGTGCGTGATCAGGAGCTGGAACTGGTTGGGCAGCGGCAGCCCCTTGACCTTGGTGCCGGCGGCAGCGTCGGCAGCGATCGCGCCCGGGTAGCACAGGAGGTGGAACGTGCCATTGGCCGCGGTCACGACGACACCCCAGTCGACCCAGTCGACGAGAGCGCCCGAGATGTTGTCCTGCACCTGAAGTTTCACCGAGAGCGTCTCTGCGCCGCCCGGGTTCGCGGTCACGCGCAGTACGAAGTCGCCGCCGTTCTTCTGGGCACCGGTGTTGTTGTCCGCCGCCCGGCTCGTCGTGGGCGTGCTAGTCGTGGCGGACCGGGAGCCACTGCCCAGCAGGGGCACGGTCGTTGCCAGCCTGCTGGACTGATCGAAGGTCTGGACGATGCCGGCGATCGCGACGACCTGCCGGACCTGCCCATCGGGTGTCAGGACCACGTCCACCGGGCGCGGGTTGCCGTCGGCGTCCTTGATCGAGACCGAGACGCCCGACGAGTGGGCGCTCAGGGGCACGACGACCCAGTTGAGCACGAAGATCAGGCCGTCGTTGTTGTAGGAGTCGACCTCGATGTAGTACGTGCCCGCGGCCAGCGGCAGCGACAGCTCACTCGAGCCCGACGGCGTGGTGCTGCCCTCATCGTTCGAGCCCATCAGCGTCAGACCGCCCGAGGGCGTGCCTGAGTAGACGGCGAGCTCCGTGTCGAGGGGCAGCGACGGGGTGTTGCCATCGAGCGAGCCCGTCGTGTCGAGCAGGACCAGCGACGCTTCGGAGATCGTCAGCCTGACCCACGCCGACTGGTTGTTCGTGAGGTCAGTCGGGTCCGACCACGCGCCGGTATCGGGACCGAACGCCGAGATGTCGGTCGCGATCGACCCGCGCAGGTCGGTGATCTCCTCCGCGTTGTCGATGTCGTCCTGAAAGGCCGTCATCTCACTCCCTCATGCCACCCGCAGGCCAGTGTACGGATCAGAGGTTGTTCGCAACGTGGTACTGGACGTAGACCCTGCCCTTTGACGGCGAGAGCAGCTTGAACAGGCCTTTCTGGGGCGAGCTCTCCCAGAAGAACAGCTCGTCGCCTGAGCTGCCGTCTTCCTTCGAGATCCCGCGCAGGCCACCGACGTGGACGGCGATCGAGTACCGGATGTAGCCGTAGCTCGTCTGGTACACGTCGCCGCCCAGCGACTTCGGCTCCTCGGAGATGTACGTGTAGGTGGGGCGCGCCGGCGTCGGGTCGCCGGGCTTGAGCCTGACCGCGGAGAACCGGGGCGGGATGAAGCCCCGGGTCGGCGGTCGGCGCATCGCCATGATCAGGCCCCACGGGTCCTGCGTGTCGAAGCTCGCCACCACGTCCCACTGGGCGAACGAGGGCGTCAGGAACGTCAGGCGGATCGAGCGGATCGGCAGGTTCTGGCCGTACTTCCACGGGCGCGACCAGACCGTGACGATCTGGCCCGGGTAGAGCCCGGGGCGGAAGATCGTGAACGTCGCGCTCTGGGCCGGCGTGCCCTCCTGCGTCAGGATCTTGATCGCCCGCGCATCGACGCTGTCCTGAAGGTAGCCGGGCTCGTTCTCGGCGTACTGGAACCGCCCGTACTTGGCGATCGAGGCGGTGTTCGTGTAGCGCCGGAACCGAAACTGGGTTTGCTTGCTCGCCGGATCAGGGTCGAGCTCGGTCGCGAAGACGATGACGTCGTCCTTGATCGACGCGATGCTCGAGGTGAGCTGGAGACCGCGCACCGCGACGCCCGGGTTCACCAGCGGATCGTCAGTCACGGCGAAGGGCGCCACGTTCGTGTCCAGAGCCGTGTACACGAGGTAGCCGGCCGGGTTGATGTACCAGACGATCGAGCCCTGAGCTGCCTTGTTCGCGTTGCCGGCGATGTCGACGAGGAGCGCGCGCAGGACGGCGCCGGCGCCCATGAGCTGGCCCTTGTCGGGCCCGGCGACGATGACCGAGGTCTCCTTCACCCGCGACGTGGTGTTGATCGGCGGGCGCACGAGGTTGATGTCGGTGTCCTTGAGCACCCCCATCAGGTACTGGCGATCGGTCGTCCCGACGGGGACCACGCCGCCCGGAAAGTCACCGCCGGCGTCGGGGAAGTGGTCCGGGTGCGCGTGGTTGTACATGTAGAGCTTGTCGAACAGGATGTTCAGGTCGACGAGGCCGAGATCCCAGCGCCGGCCTGACACCTTCTGGCTCCCGACGTAGTCGGCGAACCAGTACCCGCGTCCGATCGTGAAGACGTAGCCCGTCCACACGAGCTCGTCGTCGATCTCGACCTTGACCGTCTCGCCGCCCTGAAAGTCGAGCTCGCGCTTGGGGTCCTTCAGGGTGATCTGCCCTGTCGCGGGCGTGGCGTTCGCGGCCATGTCGAAGCTCGAGAGCTGCCACACCACGTACTTCAGGGCGTAGTCGGCACCGTTGATCCAGATCCGGATCTTCTTGAACGTCTTCCGGTTGGGATCCAGTGGGTTCGACTGGCCCGACCACAGCTCCTGCGTCAATGCGCCGGACCACGCAGGCCCATGAGCTGGCCCTTGCGACCGAGACCCTGCTCAACAGCGCGCGTGATCCGCTGCACCAGACGTGCCTCGTCCTCCCGGCCCGAGAACGTGTTGCCGGTCACGATGACCGTGACGCCCCCGCCCCCGCCGCCGCCCGTCCCGATCATCATCTGTCGCGGGTTCCGCAGGATCGCGACGGTCTCGGAGCCCGCCTCGCCGACGGTCATCGACATCGCGCCGCGGGTCGTACCGAGGAAGCCTGCTGCGTGGAGCCCGCTGCTGCCGGTCTTCTTGGCGTCCTGCTGCTGCTGGGTTGGACCAGTGGCCGTGTAGCCCGGGATGCTCGCAAAGAGGGCCGTCTCGTACCGCTGCGCGATGTCGGCCATGCCGCCCTTGCCGTTGAGCACCTTGTCGATCGCGGTCATCGCGGCGCTGAGCGTGGTGCCCGGGACCTGCGCCATGAGCTCGGCGGCCGCCGAGAGCTTCGTGCCGAGATTGTTGAGCCCACCGTCGAGCTGGGCCTGTGCCGTCGCGAACGCCTGAGCTTGGTTGGCCTGCGCGGCCGCGATCTCCTTGCTCTTCGCGGCGATGACGCCGGCAGCATCGTGCTCGGCCGTCGCGATCGCGATCCCACGCTGGGCGTCGCCGACACCGCGCTGCGCCGACACGTTGAAGATCTGGCCCTGCACACCGAATTGCTGGCGGTTGAGGTTGAGCTGGCGCTGCTGGATCTTCGCCTGCGCCAGCGCCTCTTCGCGGCGGGCGTACCGCTCCTCGGGGCTCTCGCCGGGAGCTTGGAAGCCCGCGACGGCCACGGCCGTCGTGATCTGGCGCTGCTGGAGGCCCATGCCCAGCGACTGCTGCTCGCGGCCGATCATGAAGCTCTGGCGCTGGAGCGCGCCGAGGTTGTTCGCCCCGCCGGCCTGACCGGCCAGCCCCTGCGCGTCGGAGAGCTGGCGGTTCAGGAAGAACATCTGGTTGGCGAACTGCTTCGCCGAGAGCGTGCTCTGGGTGAAGTCGATCTGGGTCTGGAGCCCTGCGATCTCCGTGCCGAAGGCCTTGACCGACGTCATCGCGTCGTCGAAGACCTTCACGTTGCCGCCGTTGGCCGCGACCGTGTCGTGCGCGATCTTGAGCCCGGCGTCCGCCTGCTTGTTGAGCTGGCCCTGAAGCTCGTTCGCCCGGGCGAGGGAGCTGTTGATGTCGGAGCTCGCGCCCGACGAGAAGCCCGAGGAGACACCCGATCCGGGTGACGGCAGGACACCGGCTGCCGGGTTGATCAGGGGGTTCGCAGCGAGCTGCATCCCGAGCTGTGCCGGGACCCGCACGCCCGTCTGGATGGCGACGTTGGCCGCGTTCGTGGCGAGCTGGGCCCGGAGCTGCTGGGCGTTCGCGGCCGCCAACGTCTGGATGTCCGGGATGCCGGCCCCAACCGCTGTCTGCTCGGCCACCTTCTGGTACTGCTTCTCGTTGACCACCTGTCCGCCGACGCGCGCCACCACGCCCGTTTGCATGATCCCGGCATAGCCTTGCAGGTCCCCCGCGGCAGCCGCTGCGTCGGCGGCCTGCTTGAGCTCCTGCGGCGACTTCGCGAACGAGTAGGTCACGTCTTGCAGGCTGTCCGCGACAGCGGAGGCACCACGCTGCGCGGCGCTGGTGAGCTCCTTCATCCGGGCCGTGGTCGCTGAAACCTGCTGGGGTGACAGCCCCGCGGTCGCGTCGTAGGGCCCGGCAGCAACAGGCTGGCCCGCCGAGGCCGCCACCCGAGACTGGATCCCGCCGAAGTTGAGCCCTGCGATGTCGCCGATGAGGCCGCCGATGTCGATCGGGCTCCCGGTATTCGCCTGACCGGTGATCCGGGATGTGAACCCACCGACGTTGAGGTTCGCGGCGTCGCCGAGGAGCCCGAGCGCATCGCCGGCGCCCGCCAAGAGCCCGCCGCCCTGCTCCTTCTGGGCATTCAGGACCGAATTGCGGACCCCGGTGTCGGTGGCGAACGTCAGCCCAGTGCTGAGATTGTCCAAGAGGTTCGACTTCGGGGCCTTGCTCTGGATCGCCTCGAGGCCGCCGTAGACCTGCTCGGTGAACCCGGGCCCGCCGCCCAACTGGTTCGCGAAGAGGGAACTACCGCCGATCCCACCGTACCCACCGTAGAGCCCCTCGGGCGGCTTGCCCTGCTGGACGCCATAGGCTGCTCGGAACAGGTCCTCCGCCTGCTGCTGGGCCTGCGCGCCCGCCTTGACGCTGACGGTGGTCTTGAGGTTCGCGCTCAGGTAGTCGAGAGTCGCCGACGACAGGTTGGCGGTGGCGGCCGCGCTCGCGAGCGCCTCGTCAGCGTTCCCGTGAAGCGCCTCGGTCTGCTTGGCGATGTCGGTCGTGACCCGGGACGCCGTCGAGTGGAACCCCGTCATCATGTCGATCCACTTCTCGGCCGCCGGCAGGGCGGCATCGAGAACGGCCGAAATGCCCTGCTGGGCGATCTGGTACCCAGCGACACCCGCCCCGATGCCGAAGAGGTTCTGGGCGATGTTCCTGCCGCCCGGCTGGGCCTTCCTCTCGGCCTCCTCCGTCAACTGCGTGTGGTGCTCGATCCGCTTCGCGTTTGCCGCGACTGCGTCCGTATCGCGCTGGAACGCCTTCGAGGCAAGGTCGACCCGCTTCGTGAGGGCGTCGTACTCCGGACCTTCTGGGGTGACCTCCTGCGTGTCCCGAAGGTGGTGCAGGTGCGCCTCGGACTGGAACCGGGCACCCTCAAGCCGGCCCTGCTCACCCTCGAGCCCGGTCAGGTCCCGGCGCTGTCTCTGGGCCTCGAGCCGTGCCTGCTCCGTTGCCTGTCGGTTGCCGAGGAAGAACGAGCCGATGTTGGCGGCCGCGCTCCGGATCGAGCTCCTGCCTCCCGTCAAGCCATAGCTGCCGGGGGCGCGGCGCAGCGCGTCGGACGCAGCGTGGATCTCACTGGGCAGGACGTAGGGCGTCCGTGGGCGGATCTCTTGCGCGCTCGCGGCGGTCTCAGCGGCAGCCTGTGCCGCCATCTGGGCCTCGACCTGACTCCGGGGATACTGATCTGGCCCACGAGGAGACGTCTCCTCCCCGGCCGCCACCCCATACGGGGGGCGTCGGCGCCGGCTGCCCGTAAACCGACCACCGGGGCCGCGGGTGCTGAAGTCAGCGCCGCCCTCGGCGTGCGGGATCCGGTTGCGGAGGTGGTTGGGGATGATCCAGCCATCCTCGGGCGGGGCGAAGTAGCTGAACGGCTTCTTGCCGATCTCGACGATGCCGCCGTCGGCCTTCTTCGGGAGCCGGGCCATGACGTCGGGCGGGATCACGCTCTCGAGGCTCTTGGGGACGAACAGCTCCGGCCCGCGCTCGCCGACGATGTAGCCGCCGGTCGCCAGCTTGTTCAGGCGGTGGTACAGGCGCTTGTACTCGGAGCCGATGCCCGGGTCGAAGTCGGCGAAACCCGACGCCCGCTCCGCCGGGTCGTAGGTGCGGCCACGCGACTCGTAGGGGTCGAAGCTCAGGATGCCCTTGATCCGGGCGTGGGCACGCTCGGCGTCGGCGCCCTCTGCCTCCACGTGGATCCGGTGGCCCTTGCGGGCGTTCAGGCCGTACCAGTCGTGGATCTGGTTGCCGGCGCCATCGAAGCCGTAGCGGCCGTTGCCGAGGCTGGCGTTCATCGCCGAGACTCGGACGTCGAGGCCCTCCATCAACCCTGCGAGGTACTGGGAGGGACGGCCGTGGATCCCGTCGGGGTCGTGGACGACGTACTTGCGCGAGATCCCGCCGGCCATGCGATGCGTGAACGGGCCCATGCCCTCGCCCGGGAACACGCCCGGGTCGCCGGCGCTCATCGGGTTCGACATGCTCAGGAAGTCGAGGGTCTCGTCGAGGCCGCGACCGCGGGCCCACTGCTGGTACCGGGGGTCGCCCTCGTCCCGGGAGAACGCGCGCGGCATGAGCCGGCCGTAGGAGTCGCGCACCGTCTGGCGCCAGAACGGGGTCTCCTTGCGGGCGCGGCCGCCGGCCATGCGGAATTCCTTCGCGACGCCCCGGCTCTCGCGCATCCGCCGGGCCCACGGCGACTCGAACGTGTTGCGGTTCGCCATCCGCATCTGCTCGATCTGGAGGTTGATCGACTGGGCCTCGTCGGTGAAGCCCGGCAGGATCCGGCCGCCTTGGTCGGTGATCTGGCGAAGCCGGGCGAGGGCCGACGCCTCGCTGGCGTGCGTGAAGCCGCCGCCGGCGCGCGAGAGCGGCACGCTGATGCCGGGGTGGCGCGGGATCAGGATGTGGCTGGAGGTGCGCTTCCAGTCGTTGCCGAGGTCCTCGCCGCGGCCGTAGCCAGCCCACAGGACAGCCTGTGCTTCGCTGCGGTGCTTGAGGCCCCACATCCGCTGCAAGTCCGGCCAGACCTCCTCGTGGGCTTGCTCGAGCACGAGGCGCTGCCACGAGCCGCCGCCGGGAGCACTGGTGATCTCGTTCTTCGACGCGATCCGCATCTGGCGAGCGTCGAGCGTCCACGCATCCGGATCCTTGCCCGAGAGGTTGCCGAAGAACGGCGTGACCTTGGGGCCCGACAGCCCCGCGATGTTGCCGGTCTTGACGATCTCGGCGGCCTTGGCCCAGTTGCCGTACCCGTAGGGGGCAGTCGCCTGCGTAGGCCCGAAGCCCGGCACGTCAAGGCGCACCGTGGAGTGGGGCGCGGTGCCCTGACCGAGGATCGAGCGCAGGATGGCGCGGTTGTTGGGCCACGGCTGCCCGGGGCTCGCCGCCGCGAACGCGCCGATCCCGACGTCGCCCAGCCCCTGCTTGCCGAAGTCGGCGAGGTCGCCCATCGCCTGTGCGCGGGCGATCTGGTACCAGTCCCGTGCGGAGTCAGCGAGCGCCTTGGGGATCCCCTGAGCGTGGGCGAGGAGGTTGTCCTTCCACTCCCTGAGCTTGTCGGCGTGTGCGCGAACGACCTTGTTCTCGATGAACGTGTCGACCGACGCGCGGGTCCCGCGCGCTGCGCCACCGGTGGCCCTGAAGCCGAGGCCCATCTGGCCCGGTGACGGGTCGTTGCGCCGGCGCTGAGTACCGATCTCCTCGCCGCGGGTGATGTCGTAGAAGGCGATCTGGGCGTTCCGGGCAGCGAGGATGTTGGCCTGCCGACGCCGAGTCAGGACGTCGGCAGGGTCGACGTGGATCTCGCCCTCGTGGAGCCACGTGCCGACGTAGGGCGCGCCCTGACGCTGGACCGAGTGGTACGCACGCAGGAAGCCCCGGGCGTCACCGGCCGGCACGACATTGGGCGATCCCGACGAGAGGCCTACGGCGTACCCGCGCTCCGGCTGGCCGCCGGGCCCGAACGTGCCGCCGCCCTGAAGCTGCGTCGCCCGGTAGGCGCGCGCACCGACGCCGGCGTGCATGGGGCGGACGTAGCCACCCCGGTTGTGCATCGTGAGCTCTTCGGGCCCGGACTCCCCGACGATGTAGCGGCCACCGGGCTGCACGGGCCCGCCCATCGCCCGGGGCTCGAGGCCACGCTTGCGGGTGGCGTTCTTGACGAGCGTCGTGGCGTCCTGATTGCTGGCGCCACTGCTCTCGGCCACCGTGGCCGCGACGATCGCCGAGGGGCTGTCCCTCCCGCCGCCGGCGACCGTGACCTTGATCGGGACCTCACCGATGCCGGCCGCGATCTCGGAGCGGATGGCGCCGTAGTTGATCCGCCCGAGGGTGATCTGGATCGGGATGTGGCCGGCGTCGCCGAGCCCCTTCATCGCCGCTTCGATCTGGGAGCGGAAGCCCTGAATGGCAGCCCGGTCGATGGACAGGTTGGCCCGGACGTCGAGCTCCTGCGCGCGAGCGGGCGCGGCGATCTCGGCCCGTATTCGGACGGGGGTCGCTTCGAGAGACGCCAGCTCGGCCTTGGCCTTCGAGACGCCGGCGCTGAAGCCAGCGGTGTCGAGGGACAGGCCGAGGGCGATCCCGCCTACCTGTTCAGAGCGGCCTTCGGTCATCTACGAACCCGTGATCCCGAGCTCTTTGTCGATGTCGTGGTCTTCATCGTCATCGGCCGAGACCTTCACCCTCGCCATTGCCTCGCGTTCCCGCTTGGCGGCGATGAGGTATTCGCAGCGGATCGCCCAGTACGAGTGGAACGGCTGGCGAGCTACCTGCCACGGCAGGACATGGAGGTGGGCGGCGATCGCCCAGATCAGCTCGCGAGTCGTTACTCGCCGTTTCCCGGGCTGTCCCCTTCGTTGTTGTCGCTCTTGGCGTCGTCGGAGTCATCGTCCTTGATGAGCTCCTCGGGCTCGGTGCCATAGTGCATGTCCCGCACAATCCTGTTCAACGACAGGATGATGCGCGTGCCGGCGTTGGCGTACTCGCGCGGCGAGATGTCGACGGTCTTGAGGACGAGCAGCTTCATCAGGGCGATGTCGTCCTGCCGCTCGATCCCGGTCGCCTCGTCCTTCGTCGTCGCCTGCGCCACGAGCTTGTCGTAGTCGGCGATCGAGAGCTCGGTGAACGTGTACGTGCGGCCACGAAACTTGTGGCGCTCGACCCGCGGCGACTCGTCGTAGTCCGCGGCGCTTGGCCTCACGGCTCGATCCGGCACGGTGTGACCCCTTCCATCGTCAGGCTCTTGCCCGTCAGGGCGGTCTTGAAGCCCTCCGCCTGCTCGATCCGGTACCGCAACCGGTTCCGACCGAGCTCGACGGTGACCTCTTTCTCGTATTCCGGGTCATCCCAGATGGCCCGGTTCACAAACGAAAGTGCAGCGTGGAGGTTGTACAGAGCGGCATCCCGCCCGTCAGCTCCACGCTGCACAAGTCGCCAGTTGGTGATGGTCGCCACGTGGATACCGATGAACGGGACGATGATCCCGCCGCCGATACCCTCGATGCGGCCGAATAGCTGCTGCTGGGCCACTCGCCCTCCCTCGTAGCCGGTCGCCCGGCTAGGGGGAGCTTAGCTGAGGGTCCCGCTCGTGAACACGCTCCACGCGCCGGCGGCGCGGAAGTTGCCCGTTGCCTTGATCGCGTCGTTGTTCGCCGCGGTGATCGACCCGTCGACCAGTCCGGGGCCGAACGCGATCAGGATGGGCTGACCTGTCGGGTTCAGGTTGGTGTCGTCCGCGTAGAGGTAGATGTCCACCGCGTCCGACGTGGTCTGGTTGATCATGATGTCGCCCGACGTGTCGAGGAGACCAGCGAACTGGCCCTGCACGTCGCGGAGGCCGACGAGGTACGTCTTGTTGACGTCACCGAACACGGTGCTGTCGACGTAGTCGCGGCCGAGGTTCAGCGTCCACTCGGTCTTCGACGTGACCTTGATCCCGGAGCCCTTGGGGCCACCGATGTAGATCGCGCCGTTCTTCCCGTGCAACTTTTGGTTCGAGCCTGCTGCCACCTTTGCAACCTCTGTCGATATGATGCTGGGCAGGAGGTACTGCCATGCCGAAGGGTGTCTACGACCGCACGCCCGCTCGAGAACGCTTCGAGGCTCTCGTTGACCGCTCCGGGGGCCCCGACACCTGCCATCTCTGGACGGGAGGGATCAGGCCCAAGACCGGCTACGGGAGCTTCTGGCTCGACGGGAACACCGTCGACGCGCATCGAGTCGCGTGGATCTGGGAACACGGGCCGATCGCCAAGGGCGTCGTGCTCCGCCACTCCTGTCGGAACCGGCATTGCGTCAACGATCGGCACCTGAGCACCGGAACGAAAGGCGACAACAACCGGGATCGAAAGCGAGACGGAACGAACACCGAGGGGGAACGGATCCCGTGGCACAAGCTGTCCGTCGAGCAGGTCCGTGAAGCTCGAGAGCTCCGGGCGCTCGGCGTGCCCTTCACCGTCCTCGGCCGCAAGTACGGGGTCAGCCATCAGGCTGTCCGACAGGCCGTGAGCGGTCGCTCGTGGAAGAGCGTGACTTAGAGGTTCTGGTCGGTGGTGATCCGGTACGTCCCGCCGATCTGGTAAATGCGTCGGCCCCGCGCGTCGGTCTGCGGGTTGCTGACGTCGGCGACACGCCGGCAGTAGAGGAGGACCTGCCCATCCACCGCGAGCGGTGCATCTTGAAGATGAGCGGCGATGAGCGAGTCGACGTTCTCAGCGTCGACCGCGTTCTCCGAGTAGGCGAAGACGTCGACGTCCGTCGTGAGCTGCATCCCGTCGAACTGGTAGTCACGGACTGCCGGCAGCAGGTTGTAGGTCACGAACGGGTAACGCTGCTTCCTCGGGGCCAGAGACTGGTGGACACCACCGGGCACGGCGGCTCCCCAGCTCGGGATCGCGCGCAGGGAACGAACCAACGCGCGCTTGATCGGCGCCGTGGTGGTTGGTGCTGGCATCAGCTCACCTCGGCGATCAACTTCGATCGGATCTCAGCGACCCGTTGGCCCCCTCGAGCAGCGGCATTGCCGGCGCTCAACAGGCCCTCCGTGATCTGACTGGTGACTGCCGGTCGTCCCTCCGCCATCGCGGGTCGCATGTAGGGGTGGGCCGGGTTGTGCCGGTTCCCAAACTCCTGATGCTTCGCGTATGGCGTCGGCGATACGACCCTAGACGAGACGACCCGGCCCTCGATGGTGGCCGGTTCGCCGCGGATCTCGCCCTTCAGGCGGCCGCCGACCTGTGTCGCGCGACCCCGGGGGCGGTAGTTGGCCCGGCCCGACCGCACCTCGTAGCGGCCACGGCGGCTCAGGTAGTCCTGCCCGATGACCTCGCCCTCGTCGACGATGCGGCGCTGGCTCAGCAGGTGCGGGTAGCGGACGGTGTGTCCGACCACGACCCGGTCCGAGAGCGTCTGCGCGTCGCCGACCGAGCGCGTCCTGATGATCCGGGTGTCGCCCTCGAAGATCCGGCGAACCGGCGCCTTGGTCCGGGCGATCTCGGCGATGGTGCGGGCGCCCAGCGTCAGCAGTCCCGGGGCCGCTCCCAGTACCGCCGCTTCGATCGCGTCGAGGACCACGTCATTCGAGCTCCCGCAGGGAGCAGGTGAGCCACGCCTTCCACGTGATCTCGGCGTTCGTGTCGGCCACGACGTAGTCGATCGCGTTGGGGTCGTTCACCACGTGGACGGTGTCGCCGACCTTGACCGGCGTCCCCAGCGGCACGTACATCCGGACCGTGTTCACGGTCACGATCTGATCGGTGTCGGCGACCGCCACGGGCGTCGGCTGCTGCCACAGCCACGCCTTGACGATCAGGGGGTTCGAGGGGTTCGCGGGATCCGTGACGACCGGGTAGGTGACGACGTCGTCGCCGTAGTCGTTGCTCGCCGAGATGCCGCCCGAGTCAGTCGGCGTCGATGCGCTGATCGAGATGTCGGTCTGCATACCGGTGAGAGCGACTTGCTCCAGCGCAGCGACCTCGGCCGCGCTGAAGAACGGCTGGGCCATCAGGCGACTTTGTTGAACCAGTCGATGTCGACGAACCCCTGCCCGTTCGCGCCGTCGACATCGCCGAGCGGGCCGAGGAGCAGGCCGACACGGTTCATCGTGCCCGCCCACGCGAGGGCCGATGACTCGGGCGACCAGATCTCGCCGTCGAGCGAGTACGAGGCGAAGCAGGAGCCGCCCGCCTTGCGGACCGCAAGCCAGATCGGCCGACCGGCGACGGTCGGGTCGGGCGTAACGAGGTTCACGTTGGGCGCGGCGCCGTTGTAGCCCGCCTCGACGTAGGTACCGCCGTAGGTGCTGTAGGTGGTCAGAGTTTCGAGGTTGAATGAGTTGGGGGAGGCGTTGTAATACTGGAGGGCGACCCCTGACCCGGCCGCATCGACCAGCGCAAGGCTGAAGCCGACCGGACCGTTGCGGGCGATGAACTTGCAGGCGTAGGTGCCGTCGGCCGTGGCGGGCTGGAGCCAGCCGTCACCGTTGCCCCGCCCCGCGAGGGCAGCCCGCATGAAGGTGCCCTTCGCCCCGAGCTGGTACTGCTCAGCCCCGCCGACGAAGCCGCGCCGGGTCCAGCGCGCGTTCAGTGCCGCCTCCGTGAAGTGGTCACCGATCGTCCCGTCGAGCGCGATCCCATCGAGCGGGTTGCCGCCACCGGCTGGCGGACCCCAGATCGTCCCAAGCCCGTCGCCGGTGCTCTTCAGGACATCACCAGCATTGCCGCCGGACCCGTGCGTGAAGAAGGCGATGTAGCCCGTGCCGTCTTGATCGCCGCCACCGCGGACGATGATCTCGCCGCCCGTCTGACCGCTCTCGCCGACTCCACCCACGACGTGCGCGTCACCGGAGCCACGGCCGTCCGGGTTCAGCGCGTTCCCGCCCTCGAGGTAGGCCGATCCACCGTTGTGGTCGGCGTTGCCCTGCCCGCCGGTGATGTGGACGTCGCCGTCGAGCCAGTCCGGATCGTCCTGCGCCGATCCGGCGATGTGAATGTCGCCCGTCGCCGTGTAGTCGGCGAGCGAGGTGTCGGTGAGACCGGCGCCGCCGGCGGCGATCTTCTCGTCGACCTCTGCCTCGGTGACGAGCTCTGAGACGTTGCCCTCGAGGTCTCGGACCGTCGTCATGGGACTTCCGTTCCTTCCTGCACTCGACCGAGGATGTTGCCGTCATCGTCGAAGCCGACCACGTCCCGGAGGCCGCGCTTGGCGTAGGCGATCAGGGCGTACTCGTTGATGCTGTCCTCGAGGTGCTCCGCGGCGTCCAGCGCCTCCCGGGCCCGCTGCCTGAGCTCGGCCGCGAGCTGCCGGCGCTGGTTGACCACCCGCAGCTCGACGACCGTGAAGGCCCCGATCGCGACGATCGCGGG